TAGGTCGTTGGCAGCCACTTCACACCGGACACAAAGAGTTATTTAGACAGGTCATAAACGAAGGCGGTAAAGTCTGCGTAGCAATTAGGGAAGTAGAAGTAAACGAAAAGAATCCATTTTCGGTCAACGATATCATGTTGAACATAGCAAACGAAATGCAAGAGGAAGTATCCGCTGGCAAATTAAGAGTTATTTCTATTCCAGATATATGCTCAGTTGAATTTGGTCGTGGTGTTGGTTACGATATTGTAGAACACATACCACCACAAGAAATTCATGACATATCTGCGACCAAGATCAGAGAACAAATGAAAGCTGAAGGTAAATTATGATAAAACATCCAACTTACTTTGTAGATATAGACGGTACGCTAATTAAGTATAGGAAATTTACTGAAATAAATGAGGTACCACCATCACCCATACAAAGCGTTATAGATAAAGTAAATAACGAACACGATAATGGCGCTCATATAGTAATTACAACCGCACGACCATCAGAACTTGAACTATTTACAAAACAAGAATTAGAAAAAATTGGAGTTAAATACCATCAATTGGTAATGGGCATCGGAAGAGGAACAAGATACATAATTAACGACAAAGATCCTCAAGCGCCAGAAGCGGATAGAGCAGTTGGCATTAATTTAACACGAAACGAAGGTTTATGATAGATGTAAAAATTAGATACAATACACTTTGCAAGGACAATCACATGTTCTTTAGAATTTTAATTAATGGAATAGAGCACACGTGTTCTAACATTATAGTAGAAATTCCAATGCACACCACAAGAGATTTGGTGTGGGACCCTAATAGAAATGAGATGGTGGACAAACATCATTTTAGCTGTGAAGCTAACGAAGTAGTGTGGAAAGGAGACGTTGTAATAGTAAAATAAAGGATTATGATAGTACAAAGAAAAAGGCACATAGCAAAAACTATTAGCTATAGAATAGTTAGTACAGTGATAGGATTTGGAATCATGTGGGCAGTGACAGGATCTGTGAAAATAGGAGCCGCATTTGGGATAGCAGAATTAGTGTACAAACCAATACAATACTATCTACACGAAAGAATATGGTACAAATGGATCAAGTTTGGTCTAAAGGACTAGAGTTGATTTTTTGAAAAAAAGCGTATATTTATATTTATAAACAAAAACCTAAAAACTTATGTTATTCGGAATCATCATCGTATTAGTAGCAGTAGCAATTGCTATCCTATTAAACAAAGCAAAAATCTCTAAATTAGTAAATCAAGTTGAAGAGGCTGTAGCCCCTGCAATCGAAGAAGTTAAAGAAGTAGTTGAAAAAGCTGCTGAATTGGCTCCTAAAAATGAGACTATCAAAAAAGCAAAAGAAGTAGCTAAAAAAGCTCCTGCTAAGAAGTCAGCAAAAAAATCTAAATAACATATGGAAAAAATATCCTTGAAGCTTTACGATTTTTACGAGTTGGACTTGGAATTATCCAACCTTTTATCAGAGTCGATTAAAATGTCCACAAAGTACTGGCTAATCGATATTGCAAAAAAGGTAGCCACTGAAAAAGCAACCTGCGAATCAATAAAGCAAGAATTAGTTAGAAAGTACGGCAAAGAAGATGAGGAAGGGAATTTTTTAATGACCAGATACATCAATCAAACTAACGAAGAAGGAGAAGTAATTTCAAGCGAAATCAATCCAAAGTTCGTAGAATTCCAAAACGAATTTAACTCAGTTTTAATGGAAGAAAGAGAACTAGAACACAAAGAGTTCAACTTGTCCGATTTCGAAACTGTTGTTAGTCCAAACACTTATACTACTTTCTATAAATTAGTAAGAGTACAAGAGTAAAGCACAACAATCTCTCTGAGCCCATCTTTAGGTGGGCTTTTTTATTACATATTTATATCAAACAAAGTTATGACAAAAATAACGGACGACGAACTTCAAAGACTAAACTTATTAAAACAGGACGCTTTGGAAGTAGCTTCGACCCTTGGAGAGTTGACTTACCAAAAGGTTTCTTTAGAGCTGGAGATTGAAAAGCAAAAGAAAATTGTAGAACGCATTAAAAATACAGAGACTCAAATTTTTGAAGAATTGAGATCAAAGTATGGAAACGTTTCTGTAAATATAGAGACCGGCGAATTGAACTAAAGTGTTTTGAACTAAGTATCGATATTTATTACTAGAAAAAAACCGCATAAATGGCCGAAACACTAATTAGCCCAGGAGTATTCTTACAAGAGAACGACTTATCTCAGATAACACAGGGACCAGTAGCAGCAGGAGCTGCTTTATTGGGTCCAACTGTAACTGGTCCAGTAAACATACCTACTTTAGTTACCACATATTCACAGTACAAGGCATTGTTCGGTGCAAACTTCGTTTCCGGAGGAGCATCTTACGAGTACTTAACTAGCATGGCAGCTTTGAACTATTTTGAGCAAGGTGGTCAATCTTTGTTAGTGACAAGAATCGTTACTGGTTCTTACACTCCAGCAACAGCTAGTATCGTAAACATAGCAAACAATACCGCTTTAGTTCTTGAAACTCTTTCAGCTGGTACGATAATGAACAATAACATATTGTCTTTATCTTCTAGCGCTGTAAACGGAGCTTTAGTTTCAGGATCTTCTGCTAACGTTCGTTGGGAGATTACTTCAAACGATACAGGATCTGGTTTATTCAACTTGATCATTAGACGTGGTGATGACTACCAAAACAACAAGACAGTTCTTGAAACATGGAACGGTTTGTCATTAGATCCTAATCAAAACAACTACGTAGCTTACGTTATTGGAGATCAAGCTTACACAGTTGCTACAGACGATTTGGATAACGCTTACTTACAATTAACTGGTTCTTATCAAAACAAGAGCAAGTACGTAAGAGTTAAAACAGTTAATACTCCAACTCCTAGCTATTTAAACCAATACGGTCAAGCACAAACTCAGTACACTGGTTCAATTCCTAAGATCGGATCTGGTTCTAACAACGGATCTTTTGGTACAGCTACCGGTGCTATCTTCGGTTCTTTCGGAGTAGAAAAAGTTAACTTCTTCGAAAGCATTCCTAATTCAACATCAAATTACTCCTTAACAAGTCCAACAAATCCTTTAAACATTCAAGGCGTTTACGCTCCTGACTACGATACAGCGATCAATTTATTGGGAAATAAGGACGCATACAAATATAATGTGCTCTACGCACCAGGTTTAACCTCTCTTAACGCTTCAAGTGAAATTAACAGTTTAGTTAACACGGTTCAAACTCGTGGAGACGCTATCGCAGTTATTGATATGGTTGGTTACGGTCAATCTATTCCTACAGTTTTAGGCGAAGCGGTTGCTTTTGATAACTCTTACGCAGCTACTTATTGGCCTTGGGTACAATTGAAGTCAAGAGAAACTGGTAAAGTTAATTTCGTTCCAGCTTCAACAATTGTTCCAGCTGCTTACGAATACAACGATAAAGTTTCTGCAGAATGGTTCGCTCCAGCAGGTTTAAATAGAGGATCTCTTTCAACAGTTTTACAACCAGAAAGAAAATTAACTTCTTCGGACAGAGACAGATTATATCAAGGATCAGTTAACCCAATTGCAACCTTCCCAGGCGCAGGCACAGTTATCTACGGTCAAAAAACTTTACAAAAGAAAGCATCTGCTTTGGATAGAGTAAATGTAAGAAGATTATTGATCGCTCTTAAGAGTTACATTGGTCAAATCGGTGAAGGTCTTATATTCGAACCTAATACTCAAGTAACTCGTAATAAATTCATTAACCAAGTTAATCCTTATTTAGAGTCAGTTCAACAAAGACAAGGTTTGTATGCATTCCAAGTCGTAATGGACGAAACTAATAACACTCCTGATGTGGTTGATAGAAACCAATTGGTTGGTACTATCTACTTACAACCAACTAAGACTGCGGAGTTTATCCAATTAGATTTCAACATTTTACCAACTGGAACAACATTTGGCCAATAATATCAAACAAAACAGAAAATGAACGATAATACAATCATTAGAATTAAAGTACCAGCGCATTTATACGAGAGTGTAAAGGCTAAGTTAATAATCAAAGAAGAAGCTGAAACTCCTGTAAAAGAGGACAACCGAAGAGGAATGGATGCAGAAACAATTGAGGCTGTTAACAGAGCGCTTAAAATGATAATGCAAGAAATAAACGTAGAAAAGGATCCTCAACAAAGAGAATTGCTTAAAAAATCTGCAGTAGACCTTGGTCAAATTTCTCAATGGTTACAAACAAAATACGCTAGAAAAGGCGCACAGGCTATGAACGAAGCTAAGAAAGTAGACCCTAAAAAAGTTGCTGAAGACAAGAAAAAAGCTGACGAAAAGAAAAAGAAAGAAGCTGAAGCTAAGAAGGTTGCCGACAAAAAAGCTGCTGACAAGAAAAAAGCAGACGAGAAGAAAAAATAAGTAAAGTAATATTTATACTAAATACAACCAAAAATGCCAGTATTAGACCCAAATGAGATTATGTTTACGTCGTTCGAACCTACAGTTTCTAACAGGTTCGTAATGTACATAGACGGCATTCCTTCATATATGATCAAAAAAGCAGACGCTCCTGGCGTTACTTTAAATGAGATCAAATTAGACCATATCAACGTTTACCGTAAGTTAAAAGGTAAAGCTGAGTGGAGAGATATGAGTTTGTCATTATACAACCCAATTTCTCCATCAGGCCAACAAGCTGTAATGGAGTGGGTAAGATTACATCATGAGTCTGTAACAGGACGTGATGGTTACTCTGACTTTTATAAGAAAGACTTGAACTTATCTATTATCGGACCAGTTGGAGACATCGTTTCCGAGTGGATTATCAAAGGAGCTTTCATTAAAGAAGCAACTTTTGGAAACTACGATTGGTCGACCACGGATCCTACAGAGTTAACAATCTCAGTTGGAATGGACTACTGTATCTTGAACTACTAGTCTCAGATTAGTGAATATAAAAGAAAGGCCGCCTCACCGCGGTCTTTTTTTGTTCTCGGAAACTTGAATGAATTATATTTATTTCTAAACAAGTTATCAATATGTCAGAACAAAAGTTTACGGTACCTACCGAAATGATAGATCTTCCTTCAAAAGGTCTACTTTACACAAAAGAAAATCCATTGTCTTCAGGACTGGTCGAAATGAAATACATGACCGCCAAAGAAGAGGATATACTAACCAACGTGAATCTATTACGTCAGGGCTTAGCTATCGAAAAGATGCTTAAATCAGTTATTAAAAGCGATATAAAGTACGAGGATCTGATCCTGGGCGATAGGAATGCGCTATTGGTATCAGCTAGGATATTAGCTTATGGTAAAGATTACAATTTAAAGTATCTCAACCCTAACACCGGAGAAGAAGAAACAATCGTGGTGGACTTACAGAAGTTGGGATATAAGAAAGTGGATTTATCCATATTCAAGAACAACAACGAAGCTTCTTACGAACTACCATTTACAAAGAACGAAGTCACTTTTAAGATTCTTACAATCGAAGACGATAAGCGAATCGACGAAGAAGCTAAGGGAATTAAAAAATCATTGGGCCAAGACGCTGGAATTAGTTTAAAATTAAAGCACCAGCTTACTTCTGTCAACGGAGACAGATCAACCAAAACAATCAGAGACTTTATTGATTCAGGAGCGTTATTGTCAAGGGACTCAAATCCGTTAAGACAATACATAACTTCGGTTACCCCAGACATTGAAATGAAAACGACTGTCACTTTATCAGACGGTACTGAAATGGAAATCGACGTACCGATGACCGCGGAGTTCTTTTTTCCCGGGAGCGGAATATAGACATACGTTTATGACCGAAGTCTTTGAGCTTACCTATCACGGTGGCGGAGGCTTTACCTATTCCGAGGTGTGGAACATGGACGTAAATAAAAGAAGATTCAATCTTAAGAAGATCAATGAGTACCTAGAAAGAGTAGAAGAGGTTAGAAACGATCAACAAAAAAAAATCACAGAAAAGACAGATCCAAAAAAGATTAATGTCCCAGAGTTCGCCAAATCAAAAGGCGAGGAGCAGAAGTTTGTCTCCAAAGTAAAATCTAAGTCTTAATATTTATATATAAC